TCCAGCGCTTGCAATGGATCAGTCTTTTCGCCTATCCATTGACCATCATACTGCGCGAGATAATCCATCGCAAGAATAAGCAATGCTGTTGGAGACTTAACCAAAGTGATGCCACGCAATGGGGCGCTGACTGGTACGACACAAACGCTCAGGCATCATTGGCAAACTATGCCTTCCGTACTCCGCTGATGGCATTCGATAACGATACCTTTACAGACGTTGAAGGCATTCTTCGTGACTGGTCGGATCGTGCCGTAGCTCGTCGCATCATTCAAGACGACTATGTGATCGATTTGCCTGATCCTGATACCGTTCCTGCAAGTGTTCGCGCTACTGGTATTGCACAGTTTAATAATGTTTATACTGCAACCCTTATTTCTGCTGTTGATTCATGGCAGATTCAAGGCACGTGGTCGATTGTACTGAGCAATCAACAATTGATCTGCCAGCAAAGCAGCCGATGTGCCGATATAGAACAGCATGTACCAAGCTGCACCAGTAGCGACAGCATCATCGAGTGCAGTATCAACAGTTTCAAGGCCAACTTTGTCCCAATAAATAATCAGGACTTTGTTTGGCTTAAGTGACTGGCCGAACAATGCTTGCAGCCATTTATACTCGACAGGGAACAGTGTTTCATCAACAGCAGTAGCCCACTCATCCTCTGCCAACTCAGTCCATCGGTCGCCAGTGAACAAATCATTGGTTGTAATAAGCGCAGGAACATCCAGCACCGGAACTGGCGCTGTCTGGTCTAGCAGTAGGGTATCGACTTTAAAACGCCGACGAATTGGTGTAGTCATTTTCTCACCTTATGGATAAGTAATTTCTGATTGAATTTCGCCAAACTGACCAGCCAAATCCCACTGAGATATGACGTATCGTGTGCGCTCATGTGTTAAATCTGCGTAAAATGTGAAATCGCTTTGCCACCGGCTGCGAAAATCTGTATCACCTAAACCAGTCAAGTTTATCGGTGCGCTTCCGTACTGGAATGCTAATTTTATATCACCTTCCAACAGCTTCATCCTTGCTTCCCACCAGTCATTAGAGGAAAGGGCTTTAGTCAGATAGCTGTATCCTTTGTCTGCGTAGACGTTCGCTGATACTGTAATCACAGCCTGCGTAAAACGTCTATCAGTGAAACTTGTCTCGCCTACTATAGTCGTTACCTTATAGCCATGCTGCAAAGGTGCGACAGTGTTAATCTGAAACGTGCCATAAGGTGAAGCTGGACGAGCGCCAGAATAAGGCGCTTGCTTAACTGTTGCTAAGCCAGTCGTGTATTCCATCCAATCCAGTATGTTTGCCTCAAACGTCATTCTGTACCTTGACAAGATAAATCTTCACATACGTACCAAGCGGCTGGCGATCATCAAACTGCATCACCTTATACTGTACGCTATTGTACGTCAGCAGGTCGCCATTTAAAACCGTGTCTGCTGTGTACGTCTTGACGATTGATCGATCAAAAGAACCACCCTCAACCATCTGCAATTCATTCTGCGTCAATGGCTGGCATGGGGTAGCACGAATGGTAAATGGAACAGCAGTACCCGGGACATAATTACCTTCAGTGTCATCAGTACCAGCGGCCATGCGCAAGCCAGCCCATGATACCAATAGATCAGCAAAATCACTGGCAAAGTTAATTAGCATTTGCATATTTCCATTTAATCGAATCTCGCATTTGCCCGGTATCAACCAAAGGATCATCCCGGCCTTTAGCCTTGATTGTACTAGGCGCATTCGGCGGATCAGTGAATTCTATAATCGTTTTACGCACATCGTCAGACACATCGCCACCGATAAACGACATAGCGGCGCGTAGATTCATGCCAGTGCCACGGATAGCGCCTAAATAAGCATCCTTCATCTTGCCTTTGTACACTGGCAGATTACGGTTCACTGTACTGCGCAAGAAAGAGCGCTCAGGGATTCGCTCTGTACCGTATTCGTTATATGTTCCAACTTCAACCACCGTAGCGCCATTGCTATTTTTATGCACGCCTTCTGTCTTATGGATACCTACCGTTATTGCTGAGTCCTGCAAACGCTTAACCACGTCTTGCAATGTCTGTCCTGAGCGTTTAACGGTAGCGCCCATTATTGACGGCGTACAGCAAAGTTGACAGCGCCACCAGTGAAAGGCGACAAGTAAGGCTTCAGCAATCCAGAGACAAGCGGAAACAATGGCGACTGATTACGATAGCCAGAACTATACCCGAAAGATACATCGCCAACACTGCGGCTGGTCATCGTTCCACCTGAGCCAACACCAATAACCGGCATTAGGTCAGTTGTATCAGCATAGACGGCTAATTGCGCTTGTGCATTCTCTATTGCAGAAGGAGTAGAGCTTACGCCGTCAATAATGCGTGGCCAGTCCAGCGCTTGCAATGGATCAGTCTTTTCGCCTATCCATTGACCATCATACTGCGCGAGATAATCCATCGCAAGAATAAGCAATGCTGTTGGAGACTTAACCAAAGTGATGCCACGCAATGAAGCGTAAGCAGTCAATGCAGCTTCATCAATATATGAATTAGTACCAACGACGACGGCCATTATGGACGCTCCTCCCAATACAGCGAATAAACGCCAGTAGATGTGCCATTACTTAGATTGGTAAGGCGAAGATAATACGTTCCGGCAGGAAGTCCGCGCTCATCAGCAGTATGCCCAACACTAATCTGCTGTGCTGTAGCGCTTGCTGTAACTGCGCGCATTATATCAACCACAGTTGTCCCTGTTACTGTCCCGCCAGTTGCCATTGCTGCCTGAGCGACATAAGGAGGCTGCGGAATGCTAGACATGCGATTCTTGCCAATGATAGGCATGGGAACATTGAACGAGCCAGCAGGAGTACCGCCCAATTCACCAGTCATCTTAATCCCACCCGCGTCAACTGTTAGTGCCTGCTGAAACAAGATGAAATTAATAGGGCAAATGAATTGCAAGACAACACTATTACCTGTTGGGATGCTGAATTCGTAGAAGCTGCGAAACTCGCGGCCAGCAAAGAATCCTGTCTGACCTACATCGACGCGCAGACGACGCTCGCCTATATTCGGGCTAGTAAGCAGATCAGAAGGAATGCCAGCATTAATTGCAGGCGCGATGTTAGACATGATTAGTCAGCTTTCTTTACTTCTTTTGCTTCTGCTTTCTTTGCTTCTTTTGGATTAGGATCAAATCGTGCATCCATAATCTTAAATCCTTGTGCACGCAATTCTTTCTTGCGCTCCGGCGTTACCGGGTGAACTTCATATGCGATTTTCATGGCTTACCTTTATTGAAAGACGGGAGCCGAAGCCCCCGCCATTAATTACGCTTTAGCTTGATCGCCGATGGTGACAACGCCAGCGGTATGCTTGATGTCAGTTGCTACTTTATCCCAATTGGAACCAGTAGCCAGCTCTGCATCAGTTGGCGACTTGCCGCCGTTAGTTTCGTCCCATGTGTAGCCCTTCAAGCCCAAACCGAAGGTGTAATCCACTTGCATGGTGGTTTCGATGCGGGTCTGACCGTTAGACGTTTCGATATTGCTGATAACGTCGCCTGCATCAATAACGATTGCAGCATCAGCAGCCAATGACAAGACATAATCCTTGTTAGGCGTACCAGCCAAATACAGGCCAGGCGCATCAGTAACAACAACCATCTTGCCCAAGATATCCACAACGCGAACATTCTGCGCTTGGAACAGTTGAGGCGTATTGGTCAGGTTAGCGCCGATCAATTTGTGGTAAGTAGCGCCAGTCATGATCTGAGCAACCAAGTCGCCTGAACGATCACCGAACTTAGCGTGCGCACCATTCAGCGAGCCGTAGTTAATGCCAGCGGTTGCCGATACGTCATTTGTCGCGGTTGCTTGATTCGAGATGGCAGCGACCAATGCAGCGATTGCAGTGTTCAGTTGGTCTTGCATCAATGCCTCAGCGAAGTTGCGGCTAGCAACTTCAATGCCTTCAGTCGTTGGCTTTTGCAACCAAGTCATTTGCGATGGCTCGTAACGGATAGGGCCGAAACCACCTGCGACCTTGACAGTCGAATGCTTCAGTTGAGTCAGGTCAGTTGCCGATGCCGATGCTTGTGCAGCGTAACGGTCAACACGACGGCGCGCTGAGTGAATCGCTGCAAAGAAAGATTCTTGCAGGAAGTCGCCAGTAAAACCGGCAGTGTTAAGACGGATAGCACCAGCCGAAGCGGCATTGAACTTCTCGATCATCTGGCCGAGAGTTTCAATCGTTGCTGGCATGATGTATTCATTGAATACTTGCATTTGTGACAGGGACATGATGTGTTTCCTTTAGTTTGGTAGTTTATATTTGCTGGCAATTGCCGCTTTACGTTCCTCTCGGCTTCCACCGAAATCACCTTTTGCAGCACCGCCGCCATTTTTCCCACCGGAAGCACCGCCCCCGCTTGACTGGATTCCTTTTCGTAGCGCGTCGTAATCACCTGAATCTAACAGGGATTTAATCGCATCTTCTACGCTAACGCCGTCTTTACCTACAACAGCGCCTTCAACATATTCAAGATTGTCACGAATAAAACGGGCAAGAATCTTTGCATTAGCAGGTGTATTTGCTGCTGCATTAGCTGCCAACATTGCAGCAGCATCCAGCTCTTTATTCGCTACACTTCCTTTTAACTCTAGGTTAGCTTTACGCTCTGCTTCAGCTTCAGCCTTGTACTTCTCTGCTAGCGACTTGTATTCGCCTTGCTCATGCTGGCGATTTGTTTCTTCATCCAAACGAGCCTTTTCAAGATCAGCCGCTTTCTGTTTAGCTGTCTTTGTTTCATCGAGCAAAGTCTTGTGATGACCTTTAAGACGCTCAACTTCGGCCAGCAATTCAGCAACCTTAGCTGCATCATCCTTAACTTCATCCTTCTTTACATCATCGATTACGTCGCTCACAGAGCCTCCATATATTAAAAGTCACAGACTTACAAGCTGATTTTATTGCATGTGATACGTAATTACAACAGATTAACTAAATGCGAGTGGCTCACGCGCTTTCAATTGCTCAAGCGTGTACACTTTTCCGGTGTCATCCGTGAATTTACCGATGGATAACTTATCCGAACGGAATAATTCTGCACGTTTAACGCCTAATACTTCATCCTGCACATCTTTCGGTTGCTCTTTAAGCCAACCGCCATAAGTAGCACGAGCATTTATCTTTGTGCCATCAGGCTCAACTCTTGATCCACCTGATACGCTCATTGCAACGTCAGTGTTGATTAATGGCAGTCTTATTGATCTGCAATTATAGTGAAGTGCTGGATGCGGGCCTTCTCCTACCTTATAAATGTTTCCAAAGATAGCAAATAACCCTTTAAGCGTGGCTTTTTCGGCTTCTTTGCCATGGCCTAGCTTGAACTTAGCATTCTTGACGCTCTTTTCTACCGTGTCTTTAGTTGGCGACTTAACCTTCACGCCTTGAGTAGTTGATCGCAATGCAGCCTGCGTGAACTTGCTCTCTGCATCAGCGAATGCCAGCAAGTCAGGCAGGATCGCCAGTAAGACTTCATCCGATGCTTGAGTAGCAGCGCGATTGATCGCAGCTAGAAGCGTCTTTGATGCGCCATTAGCTAGGTCGGCTTCAGTAATAACAATGCCTACTTCACGCGCAAACTTACGCAGTGCAGCTATTGACTGCTTAGATAATGACTTAGCGAAGCGCTCATTAAATATCTGGCGGCGCGTCATTATGTCCATCATGCGACCGTATGCACTCATTCATCAAGCCTCAAAATATCTACTCCGCATCCGCAGTCACTATCCAGCGCGCAGGCTACCTCTGCGGCTTCCTTCGCCGTCTTTCCTATATACATAGCTGCCATTGCGTAGTCTCGACCTGACCCCATCGCATAATGCTTATCTTCAAATACTATTGGATATGGTTGTTGCTCATACTTCAAAATTTCTCCATTTTTCCCAATAATAAGCAATGAACACCAATTATCTGTTATCTGGAACGATGGGTACTCATCAATAATTGCGCCTCGCTTAACCCATTCTATTAGCGCCACGCCCTTACTAAAATCTCCAGATACAGCTACTAAGCGCCCGTCTACTTTATGTATTTTTGTTACTGTTCGTGGTAATCCTGCATTTGTGGCTTGCTTGTCCGCAGCCAATGTTATCCCATCCCACGCAATGACAGTCATTGCTGCGGCTCCTGTTGCTGTAATCCGAATGATGCAATAGGCTCGACCTCTACCGCTGATTCATCAATCATCTCATCTGTACGATCATCAGCAAGGAATGCTGTGCCGCGCAATGCTGTACGCGTGTCTGTCTTAGCGATAATTCCACGATCCTGCAATTGAATCATCGTCATTACGTCCTGCGCTGTCAGATTTGAAGGATAGAACTCGCGGTTTAGCTTGAATAACGCGAGTTCAGGATCGCCGCCCATGAATAGCGCGCAATCTTCTAATGCCGCCTCCATTGCCTCGCTGACGTTATCCGATGCGGTCAATAATGCAGATGCTTTGCTTGATGCGTCAATACGTGCAGCCTCAGCCGTTTCATTGTCGCCACGCTCTGTAATCAAATGAGCGCCTACAGCCAGCATTTGCGATTCTATAGACTTAAGTTTTCCTTCTACAGCATCAGACGCTGACAATTGAAGCATCTGCGCAGAACCGCCCGGCCCAACAAATAGGCCCGTATCAGCACCGACCACGATACCGTTAGGGTTGAATTCTTTCCACATTTCAACACTCATGTCAGACGATACGACCAGCATGCCGCCTGAGTGGATATGCAGGTTTTTCATGCTGTCAGCCGACAATTGATAGTGGGCCGTATTCAAATCCACAATACCGCTGATAACCGCCTTATTTACATCTGGCAAGTTATCCTCTGCTCCTACGAACTGAAACGGGATATGGTCGAATGTAGTGCCATCCGCTTGAGTAGGAGAGAACATATCTACCACGACATTTTCCTTGTCGTCATAAACAGTCTGCGTATAAACGCCATCAACCAACCGAAGAACACGATATCGTGTCTCACTGGCAATAGTAAATTCATCCTTGACTACTTCCGTCAGCTCAATCAGCTTAACCATCGTAAGCTTGAGTTTGCCGTCGATCATGTCATAGCGCCAATGATCGATAGCCTCTGCCAGATAGGTAGTTATTAACGCTTGCAAGCCACGTTCATTGATCTGTGTGCGCGATAAATTAGCCTCAGCCTGTGGATATTCAGCTAATAGGCCAATACGCCCAACCTTGATAACCTCAGTAGTCGCCAGCTTAGCCAATTGCTCGAGACTCTGGCCCGCGCCGTTAGCATTCTCCATGATGTAATCAAGTTCACTAGGCAACTCAACAGCGGGAGCCTTGCGGAATACCATGCCAATCAAACCTTCAACTGTATAGCCTGAGCATGGAAACCATGTAGCGCGAAGCAGGTAACGAGTGTATCGACCTCTAGCCGCGGGAGTAATGTCACCCTCTCCATCATCAGGAAGGAATACAGTAGTTAGCGACTTAACCGCATCTTGACCAGAACATGCTGCACGGTTCTTAGTCCAACGGTCTAAGTAATCAGTGTATTGCTGGTGGCATGTTTTAATGGTCATTGCGTATGCTCGTTAATTGATTGCGCTAATTCTATCATTGTCAATAACTGAATGTAACAGGCATTGCATAAGTCGGCTTTCTAACTGGCATCTCGAAAGCGATAGGATAGCCGGTTGCATCATTTTGATGATCTGTGCCAGTTGTCTTATCAGGTTCGCCATTAGCACCGTATGCCTGCTGCTCAAGATTTCCAGCCACAGTAGGGCATAAGCGCGAATTAATCCATAGCTTACCAGTAGAGAATGCGGCATTCACAGCCATAATCCTATCCTTCACAGCAGGATTGACGCTCTTGACGCGTACTTCAAACTTAGCTTGCTCTAATGTTGCCAAGTCTGAGCGAGAGGCATCAACACTCTTGCGCGACTTACCTGAAGCATCTGGATAGATAATAATCCTATGCCCAACGAATCGCTCTTTGATTAGATCAACCATTGCAGGCGTATCAAATACGTCTTTTAGTTCGCCTACAGCATGCCAACCGTTAGCGCGCTGCACATATATAGTAGCAGCCATTTTTCCCACGTTGAAATCCATGCCTATGAACAAAGGCTCATTATGCTTAATTTCCTCAGTGGAATTGTGAGATATTCGGTTATACGCACGATATACAGTTCCGCTTGTAAGGTTGACGAACTCGCCATCGATATATGCCTCAGCCAGATTCGCCGGATAAGTCGCCATGATCGTATCAACGTATCCAGCAGGCAACCAAGGGTTAGATCGAGTCGAAGCCCTTACTAATCCATGACGCTCTGTGCGATTAACTACCCAATTCTTATGGCAGAACCTGAAGCCTTCAGGCGTGGTGTAAGCGCTCATGCGATTGATTGCAGATATATCGCGCCTGTTATGCTGACGATTGCGACCTAAGCACTTATGCCAAGCCTCTTGCGCATGATCCGTCTTTAGCGTGTCTAACTCATCCAGATGCGCTGCGTATGTCTCGTAACCAATGATGCGCTCAGGAACATCTAAGCTACGCATGATGAAGTCACCAATGCCGCCTGAGCTGGTTAATATGGTGAACTCTGATTTATTGTATGTGTATCGAATGCCGTGTTGCTCTAGCTTCGATTGAATGCGCGGTGCGGTGATTAACCGGATTAGATCGTATGTTGGCGCGTATAGTCCAATAAGGCAGCTAGGTGCGCTTACTGCGTCAATCAATGCTGCGTTAGCCATTGTCTCAGACTTTCCGCATCCATAACCGCCAACAAATAGCCTGAATTGCTCAGGCATTGCCAGAAACCTGCCTTGCGGCTCAGTTGCCGTTATCTTCAGGTCGCGCACTAACTACCTCTACAGTTACACGCCCTACTGGAACATCGCCAATATGCTCAATGATCTGCTTATCCAATCCGCACAGTTTAGCTTTGCCCATTGTTGCGGCTACTGCTGCTCCTGATTGTGGATTAGTTGCGCCTAGTGCGGCTTGTCGTGCTTCTTCAAGCTCAGTAATCAGTGACTCGACTGTAACCATTGTTCTTTCTCTCGCCTCTTTCCGCAATTCTTCAACTCTTAGGCTCACGTTAGGTTTTGCAAGTGTGTTGCAAGCATCCACATTTACAGTAGCGTAATTTGCTTTAGTGTTGTAAGACTGTCTATATGCTTCTGAGGCGTTGCCGATCTCAACGTATAAGCGGCAGAAGTTTTCCTGCTTTTGAGTTAGCTTAATCATTGATATTTCAGGCCACAAGCCTGCAAAAGTTAAGGTTAGCGAACGTCGCCTCCCTGCTTTTGCAGTATATCACGTATTTTTAACTCGTCTTATAAGCAACAATCCGTACATCAATATCTGCATCCGCATCCCAATCCAAATTCTCAGGATACTCTTTCGGATAGCCTTCAAACTTGACATCCCTTGCACCTTTGAACAATACGCAGATCATGCCGTTGTAGCTGTTTAGCGCATAAGGCATGCTCATACGCGAGTCAGGTACTTCTACCCATTCTCCGGAATCGTCTGGATACCACTGTTCCGGCTTATCCTTAAACAATTCCTTGATTGCGTAGTATTTAGCGATTAGCCAATTGATAAACATTATTTCCCCCGATAGCTATCATCTGGATTGCTATTACCAGCCGCAGCCAGTTCAATCTGACGCATTACATTCTCATTGTTACGCGACTCCATGACGAGCAGCGCTACCCAAATCCATGTCCACATTCCAATCGTAATGCAGCACAGGAAGAAGTGCAGCCAATTATTAGTTTTCTTGCGCAATGCCAACAGGCTTTTAATCTGATTCATTTTTATCTCTCTAAGGTTATTTATTCATCATTAAAACACTAATCTGCAACATTGCCGCAGATGCGTGGTATATCGTTTGCGGTACATTTCCTTGCCATCCATGAGCAATTGCGCCTAGTACACACAATACTGTCATAGCTTGCAGGAAGATATTTGGGTTAAGTAGCCAGTGCATATCCGACCACTATAGACAAGTTAAGCGCAATGTAAGCTATGGTGAAAGTTTTCATTCTGTCGCCTCATTCAAACTAGCCAATTCCTCCAGCTTACGTACCGGAATATTTGTGGCTTTGTGAGCGCGAAGGATAAATGTATCGCCTACTGGCAATTTATCGTGGCGCATCTTGCTAACTGATGGCCGGTCATAAGGCAGTCGTTCGCAAAGTTGTTTGTCTGTTTTCAGTGCCAAATGAAACTTAATTGCATCGATTAAAGTTGTTGCGCTCATATTCTCTTTCAGTTGGTATGTACTAAATATAATCCGTATTTGCATAATGTGCAATGCCTAATTATATTTAATTTGTCAGTGTTGTTTTAATGCGTCATTGTCAATAACTCGCGCATTGCCAACCATCACAATCAAAGTCCATACGCCATTGATTAGCGTATAGCGTGGAGTTTTGGTTTCTTTGTATTGGCTCATGGTTTGTCTGCCAATCCACGCCATTTAAATAAATGCTTTGAATAATTTAGCCAGCAATTATTAATTTCAGACCCCACAATGTGCCAACATCCACTATGAAACTTTGCCTTAAATATTTTCTTCCGTGCATTCCACGTTGCATAGAATTGATATTCGCCGTTATGAACAGGATTACATTTTCCATCGAACCACTGAGTAACTTCATTCATTTGCATTTACTCCCATAAATATCCTTAAACAGCTTCTGGTTCTTTGCTGTCTTAGGCATCGAGTACACGGTATAGCGGCATGTGTTGCCATGCTGATTAACCATCTTAGCGGTGCGCCGGTCGATTCTGAAGCCTTGCCATTCAATCTCGATAATTCTTTGCGACAATCTGCATATTCCTAGCTTGTTAAACGCTACGAGCTGGCTTATTTCATTTTTCTGCAAGTGTGAAATTAAAGCTATTCGTTGGCTCATTTTAAATCTCCTCAACTTCAACGCTATTCAAAACAGCACTTAGAACGTTTCCACGGCATACAGTATGGTGAGTTTCAAATTCACCAATCTCAACACCAAGCCCATCAAGGTTTAAAGTAAATTCTACTTCGAACGCTTTTTCAATTGCTTTTTCTTCAGTCTCAGCCTCTACATAAATATGAATAGCCATAGTTGCAGGAATACTTACACAATACTTTTTCATCCCATCTCTCCATTCCCTAAAAATTAGTATATACTTAAATATACACGCACATTTTTAATTTGCAAATACTTATTTATTGCGTGTTGTTTTTTGGTGCTGGTGGTAGTGGCATCCAATGTGTGGGGAAAGTGGTGTAATCCAGATAATGGGTTCCATATTCATCATCAAATCCAGTGACCCATGAGTTGCCTTTGAATACTGCGCCGCAAATCCTGCATCCATCGCCGTCTTTATCGATCACCCAAAGATCAACCGGCTTTTCTATCGGTGCTGTCTCTATCGGTTGCCATTCCATGTTATTTCTCCAGTTGTTTGATTGAATTGCTTACGTGGTTCATTGTTTTGACGTTTCCCGATCCTGCTAGCAATACAGCTTTCGCCTTTTCTGCGTCACCAATCAATCTCACTGGCTGCTTATTCTGGCCTTCTACGCCGTTATGTGCGTTAGCCATGCCAATCAATCGATCTGGATAATCAGGCATGTCAGACTTCATCCTGTAGCCTTGATATGCCGTTACGAAGCGTTTCTCAATGAACGGCCATTCCTTCTCGTCTTGCTGGCCCAACTTAATCCAGCCGCCTATATCTTGAATAACGCGATGAATTAGAGGATCATCAAAAGCTACGTCCTGCCATGTGCCGACAGTTCGTATTGCACGATCTACCTTAGCCCATGCAATAGATGCTTGATCGACCGTCCTACCCTGCAATACTTTCGTTAAGTCGCTAATCTTTGGCATCCATCGTCCAGCCTCATCAGGACTTTGTGTATGCGCCCATGCTGCCTTTTCTATGGCTTCGTAGTCATATTGTCGCAATCCTTCCCAATATACTAAGAGCATAGCCCGAGATACTTCTGACTTGTAGTAATCAGCAAGGATCGTGAACAATTGAGCAAATCTAGTCTTTACTGCAATCTCGCTTTCCTGCGCTTCTTCAATCCACTCTTGTGCATTGTTGGCAGTTGCCTGTCCGGATTTTCCAAGATTCTGAACGCCGTTCTTTCCTTGGCTTTTACGGTCAGGTTCAAAAACACCTTGCCAGCTATTTTCCGTAGATCGATCAAGAATCGCGCCAACGTCATGTCCTTTAATGCGGAACTCGTCAAGCTTTTTAATGACCAACTCTGTAGCGCGATCAGTAAGAGGCTTTTTCTGCTTCTTACGCATCTCTACATAGCCAGCCCAAGCGTCTGCGGGAATCCAATCAGGCAACATTTTCAACCTCTTTTTCTGGATTAAAAATATTCCACTCTTTGCGACGCTTTTTAGAAAGTTCTAAATATTTTTCATAAGCGTGCGACTTTGTAGGACTAAATCCCAAACCTTTACACCAGTAATCATTCTTCAAGAATGTTTTAACTACTTTGCGCCATGTAGGTACTTTCCCTTGCGACTCCAAACGCGCCTCCGCAAAATCATCTATCCCATCTGGATATCCTCGCTTAGCCCACCACTTTATATAAACCGCCAATTTACCCTTGTAATGCTCCGATGTTTTTGGCGGCATTGTCTCAAGTAAATGAAGCGCAAATGACTGGTATGTATGACCTGCTGGCAATGCAACATGATGATTCCCTAGTACAGCGCCTTTTTCATTACTATACAG